GCTCTTTTTTGCTTTCCATTCGCCGTCTGGACGGTCAATCATGACTCCCAGGATGCGATCCCCAAATGCTTTTATTTTCATAATATATTTTCCTTGTTAAGTGTAATTTTATTCATTATAAGGCAATTCAGTCATACTGCCGTCACTATATTCTACTTCGTAATATAATGTACCATCATTTCGTTCACGAAGTTCTCGGCTTGTTTCAGTCGGGTCTCCGTTGGCTGTATCTGTCTTTGGATTCGCTGTTTCTTCCTTGATACTAATTTGCTCAGTAACACCTACTACTGTATCTTTGTAGTATGTTGCACTGATCTTTTCTTTACTTACTTTTACTTTGCCGCGATTGTCAATGATATCACCACGTGCATTTAATGGCATATTGCTGACGGCGCGTGTTTCCTCATGCTGCGCAGCAATTGCTGACATATTAATTTGGGTACCGCGAGCGGTTGTTACTGTTTTCATTTTAAGAACTCCTTAATGTCCAGGTTGTATTTTAAGCTATCAATTCGGTGAACACCCAACAAAAACAACATATAACTTGCTACGCTAGATCCACGTCCTACGCCCAACACAATGTTATTTGTTTTACAAACATCTACCATATATGCTAAGAAACGCAAAACAGGCAGCATACCACGTTCGTTATATAAATCAAATTCTAGTGAAACACGCTGCTTCTTTTCAATAGTGTCACATTGTTTAATGCACACATCGTAGATGGGATATTTTTTGTATTCGTCTGTCATGTGCCAGTTGTTGGTACAATGTTCTACAAAATTGTCACCAGTGTATTCAGTTTGGGCATTGATGCTATCTTCAACATCATATTCCCTACACCAGTTATTATATATATTTATCGGGTCAACATCTTCAAATATTGCAGCATCAATGTGTATATCACTTAGCCAAGCAGATATGACATCATTCTCCGATAATATTAGCTGATGATTCTGATTCGATCTCGCCAATTTCCAACCCGCCTTCATGTTTGTGTTCGTTTTTTTCGACAGCATCTGATACGTAGTCATTGATCTTTTCCTGCTTGTGCATTCTAATAATTGCAACATAATTGTTTAGTTGGTCAATAACAGATTGGCTCATTCCAGCACTGTTGGCAGCTAAAACTTTTTTTAGAACCTGCTTCTCGAATTCAATACTTTCTTCCATACTGAGATCTTCTAGTGATTTATCATTAAACTTCAACATATCTATATCCTACCCATGCTGCCCATTTGGTTATTCTTTGGTGCCAATCTAACAATGGTTCACTATCTATATATGTTAGCAGACGATTATATTCAGATTGGTCTCCTGCAACAAGTAAACTTATGTCCACTCGATGCACTGTGATGTTGTATTTCTCAACAATGTGTTTGAAAAAATCATTTTCATCAGTTTCCAGAGTATTGCACTCATACATTTTTTCACTAGCTAAGTTATAATCTACTCGTTCGCCACGGTTTTTTAAACTATTCCAACGGCGATGTATTAAGCTTTGCTTGACGTTGTAATCGCCTTGATCATCGTATATAAAAGGATAAATCCACCGATTAAATCCAGCATCAGTTATCTTTTTGACCATGTGTTCAGAGATGACCTCATCTTCTGGATCATTGATAATGTCATGCGGGAATGTTTTGATTGCAATTTTATCAAACGGACTAATTCTGTGAAATTTGTGTGGGTCTTCAAGACATTGTTTTATTTCTAATTCAACATCAACAATGTCTTGGTTATACATATCGTCATCTGCTAACACAGTGTCGTTTAATACCCAGCTAGTAGCATATGACGCAAGTGCTACATCATTATCTTCATTATGCATCACATTTATATTGGGAAAACCAGCATGCTGATTAACAAACCAAGTGAGCATTGTGCCAGATAATCCTGCTAGATACTGTACAACAAATTTGTCAGCAGTTGCTATCAATTAAAGGTCGCCTTCTTCACGGTTTTCACTGTAATACGGATCGAATGAACCACCTGGATAGCGGGATTCCAACTTGCGTACATTTTCAGCAAACACTTCATTTGGGTCTTCACCAATTGCGCGACATGCATTTACAAAATACCAAGCAATGTCACCAAGTTCACGCTTCATATGAAAGATTGTTTCGTCATTCATTGGTTTACCTTGGAATACACATTTCTTTACGATTTCTGCAAACTCGCCACCCTCGGCACTCATGCCAATCGCACCTGTCATTAGTAGTGAGATATTGACAGTTTCATTTAGTTCACGTAGACGTGCAATCATTGATTCTAGATCATTACTGGAATCACTCGTTACTTCTGCCACGAACTGGCTATAAGCGTTTAGATCAACTTGTTTATTCATTTTATTCCTCTTAAATAATCGCCCACAGGGCTGTTCATAATGTATTCTTTATATAATATAGTATTTCCTTCACTTGTCAAGTGTCTTGTTTCATCATAATATTTCATTATATCACCACGGGATTGCTCTAACCAGGATATGAAGTTTGTGTTGCCTAAATTTCCAGCGCTGGTGTTGCTGAAAGAAAAATGATAAAAATGATTAAAATAATTATCATATAGTTCCAATGTAGAGGAAAAGAGATCAAAATATTCAGTAGCAAAATTTTTAAACGTGCCATCATCATTAATTTGATATTCAGCATGCTGACTTTTCAGAACAGTGCCTAGATTGTTATACAAGGATGAAACTTCTTGCAACTTTGCAGCAGTATCAAACATAAGAGGTATTGCCATATTGGCTCTTGCAATATCATATGACATCTGAATATAATTTTCCGATACTGGGAAGGCGACCATTTTTCTATTAGAACTAAATCCCTCTAGCGGCATTGACCATCTGCTTATACCAGTATGTTGCACGATTACACAATCATATTCTAATTTATTGGCTACAATATATTTCAACACAAAATCAAAGTAGACGGCGCCGTGTCCACTAACGGCATAATTGTCTACGTGTACGTTGTGGTTACGGGCTATTTGTATTGCCCAAATATCATCGCAGCTATGATGATTACTGTGACTACATCCTATTACTGCGATTCGTTTCATTCTGGAAGTTTGAAGCTTTCTTGGTTGGCTGCGACTGCATCCATGTCAAAATTAACACTTTCTCCACAACCGCACCCTGCTGCTGCCTGCGGATTGTTTATCTCTAGTGTAGTACCAAACACTCCTTTGTTAAGGATAAGTTCCATGCCAAATAGGTACATAAGGCTATAACCATCAAGTACAAAAGTACCACCGTTACTTAGGGTAATAACCTCGTCTGCCATGTCATCAATTTGTTCCTCTGTAATCAAATCCCAAACATATTTGAAGCCAGCACACCCGCCGCCAGCAACGCTTAGTTTGGGTATCTTGCCTTCAATATCCTGAATACCTTTTAAATGCATTTCTGCTTCTGGACTAATTTTAATCATTGTAATATATCCTCCCCGCACTCTAAGTGCATATTATCTAATTCAATACTATTTAAGTACTTTAAATTAATAACTGCTGTTCCGCCAACAACAGTGGCGCCTGTTTGCTCTACTAGTCGCTTTGTTGCTATCATGCTACCGCCTGTGGCAATAAGATCGTCAGCAATAAGCACACGGCTTGTATGCCCTAAGATGCCCTCTTGTAGCGTTATCGTGTCAGTGCTGTACTCTGTGTTATAACTTTCAGTTAACAGCTTTCCAGGATACTTGCTGCCAGCTTTGCGTACCATTACAAATGGTTTTAGCATTTCACTGGCCAGTGCTTGCCCCACAACAAAGCCACGACTTTCAATACCAACAATGTGTGTGATGTGTCCAAACAAACTACCGTATTCCATATTACTGGCCATTTGTTCTACGATACATCCCCACATTTCGCTAGCAAACAAACTGTTCATGTCGTAAAAGTTTACGCCAGTTACTGGATAGTCAGGCACTGTTCTAATATATTGTGTTGGTTTATACTTATTCATCAATTGTCTCCACATGAATTCCCCGTACCCACTCGTACCATTCCATAGCACGTTTTTTTGCTTCTACGTGTTCAGGGTCGCTTGCCCAGTCTGCTACATCTGCTTTACTGCGCCAAGTGCTAACAGTAATTTCAACATCGCCAATTTCTTCGCTCTCAATACTGATAAATCCAGGATGATTTGTGCCTAGTTCACGAATACGTTTACTCATGTCCTTGTATTCGCTATTGAAGTCTTTGACTTTGGCGATGAAGAAGACTTTTACAGCCAATGTAGATGCTCTAATGCTTCGTAGCCAAACCATAGAGCAAGTGCCAAGTATGCCCAGTGTCCCCAAGTAAAAATAAACTTGTTAACTGTTTTAACGGTTCTACCCACAAAGAAAGCGACCACTGCAACAAGTGCAGCCAAGCCTGCTGCTAGCCAGCTTGCGTGTTCGTTTAGCAACAGCGCACTAAAGATCTCAAAACTTTCACGTGCATATACAGTTAGCACTGTTACAAAGATTACAATCTCTTTACTAAGATGTTTGATTTCATTAACGTGTTCTGCAACATGGGCTGCCATGTCTTCGCCACGCAAGAACAAATAAAACAACATAGCACTAAGGATAGCATACCCTAGCCATTCGTAGTCTTCAATAACTTCATGCAATGCAACACTCGCAACGTAGCCAGCCGCTAGACCAATCGCCCCGTATAGATATAGACGCATTGGATTAGACAGTCTAGTTAGCAGTAGAGTAATAAGTGCAATCTCTAGACACTCAATTAGTGTAATTGTAAAACTTGCTAGCATGATTAATCTCCCTGTCCTGGCGCTTCGCTTAGGTGTTCTAGTTTACTACCACCCGTATATCCTTTCGCTGGGTTCCAGGAGTCAGCATCTGGTAGTGAATTACGCTGTTGTGTAATCACTGGCCACATGGCGCTGTACTTAGCATTAAGCTCAACCCAGCGTTTACCTTCTTCACCAGTGTCTGGAAGAATAGCACCTGCTGGGCATTCTGGTTCACAGACCCCGCAGTCAATACATTCATCAGGGTTGATTACTAGTGTATTCTCCCCTTCATAAAAACAGTCAACGGGGCAGACAGCCACGCAGTCCGTATACTTACATTTAATACAATCATCTGTTACTACAAATGTCATTTTAGTTCATCCTTTACATGTGTTTATATTTTATTTGCTAGCCAGATATGAAATTTATTATTCCTGTGGCTGCATTCGCATAAAGTCCGCGTTATCTTTAACCAGATCGTTGTCAGATATTCATGACATCATGGATAATTTTATTAGCGACAAACTCGTGCATGACTTCGTTCTGGTGACCACAATCACAGTTAAAATCTGCAAATTGTTGTCCAGCAGATTTGCATGATCTTTCAAAATGCTTGTGTGCTGATCCAGATAGTGATTTTACTTCAGTATCAAAAACATCAGTGACCTGTTTAATTGCACTACGCACTACTTTAAAATCATCAGTAGGATCATTAAACTGTGCATGCTCATCCCAGCAGAACCAATTGAACGGAATCTGATTCCAACGCCAAATAGCATTCATTGTTTTGATAAAATTGTAATCTTTGATGAATGGCAACATTGAAATATTTTCATAATTTATGAAATTATCCAGCACATCCATAACTACATCATACATACCAGCAGCCGGAGTATCAATAATATCTGGCAGCATATCAAGCAGTAACTGGTATTGTCGTTTTTTATCCTGCCGTTTGAAAGAAGTTGGCAATCTTACCAGCAATTTGTCAGTAATGGTGGTATGCCCTACTAATCCGCCATCTTCTGGATTAGTAACTGTTTTACTAGGAATACTATAGCAATTGGTTAATTGTGGAACGAATTCTGCACGACGAAACACTCCAAAATCGCCCAGCAAATCTCGACTCATCCTAGTGGTACCTTCAGCAACCCGTAGCTCACAGATAACACGCTTGCAGCGTTCACGAGCACCAGGTACATCTAGAAAATCAATCATCTGTTGTACAATTGTGTCATTATCATTGCCTGGCATGCTAGCATTAAACACTGGTAACCCGAGTGCAACTCCTACTCGTTCAGCCCAGATATGCTCACGGGAGATAGCTTGGCTATCTCCACGCATGCAAACACCGCTAGTGTGACTGGTACCGAACGCTGCAATAAAATCACCGTCTGGGAGATACTGCGCGAGTTCAGACAACTTTTCTTCACGTGTTTTGAACTTTAGTCTCATGCAAATAGGTCTTCATTCCATTCACGGTGGCCTTCTCTGTACGCCATGTTAGCTTGTGTTTCACGTACTTCTACACGGAAGCACCAAAGCCTATCTGCTTCTGATTGTCCCAGCATATCTGGAATATAAACTCCATTTACAAATTTGTATAGCTGATCAGAAAGTCCTTCACAACCTAGCTTGGGCAACACAGTTAGTTTTGCTAGCTTCCGGGCCTGAAGTTCTTTGTAAATGTCTAATTCTGGATCATCTTCTGCCACAAGCAATGTGTGATCAAATTGATCTTCCAGCATCTTTTTTAATTCTCGTAGTCCACCATAATCCATTGCCCAGTTACGAGCATCTAAATCATTTGTTCCAAAATAGAACTTCATGCTGAACGCATAACCATGGATAGTGTTACAATGCGAATCTGCTCGCCACTGCCTGTATGCACATGGAAAAGCATCGACGTATTCTTTTGTACTTACATATTTGTAAGTAATGGGCTGTACTGTTGTCATTCTATTACCTCTTGACAGGAGCGGAATATTTATAGAGGGTCGATCCGTTTGAAGACCTCTTGTCATCATATTATATTGAATATGGTAGGTTGTCAAGCCATAAATATTTATATAATTTTAAATGAGGATAACATGGAAGAAGTAACGGCACAAAGTATATTTCAATTTGGAAACCAAGTCCGGATGAATCCGACAGTTAACGTAAATAGACTGTTGGAAGATCTAAAACAGTTTGATGATAAGTGGCATCAATACAACGAGTTTAAACACTGGATACCTCGCCAAGGATTGTGTATACTTAACGAAGATGGCGTCAACAAACCTGGCCCAGCTATTAGTAGTCTAATAGAGTGGAATAACATAAATGGAACAAAATGGAATGAAAGTGATTTCGTAGCGCCTACTCCAGTGTATCATGCGTGTACAGACTTACAAGAATTGTTAGATCCTATGTTACCATGGATTAATCGCACACATATATTAAAAGTGCCACCGGGAGGATATTTCCCTCCGCATCGCGATAGTCAAAAATTAAAACAAAAAACGTTGAGACTTATTATGCCATTGCAAAATACAGAAGCGCCATGGTTTCGTTTTATGATTGAAGATAAAACACTTAATTGGAATAACGGTAGCCTATATGCTATTAATACTACTCTTGAACATACTCTATTCAATGCATATGCAAGCCCTGATAGAGACAGTTTGTGGCTTGTTATTAATGCTAATATTTGCTGGGATATGTATGTATATCTGTCCAGTAACTTATCTATTCAATAACAGCCACAAGTCTACGGCGGTATCTCGCCATGCCTGTTTATGGCTAAGAAAATGTTCGCCTTCACTGTAACGTAAGAATTGCCAACCTTTATCAGTTGTAATATTAGGATGCCATTCAGTGTCTCTGTCAGAACGCTCAAATGCAAGATGCGTAGTGAAGTCTATATTAGACGCAGTTAAAGTTATGGCTTCAATAAATGCAGCGGGATTCTGTAAGTCAGTGGCGCCCTCTGGTATCCTAAAACCCGGCTCGTTAAAATAAATGTAAATGCTGCGCAGCCAATCCGTTGGATTTTCTAGCCACATTGCTGCATAACGTCCACTGCCTGGGTGTACACGCCAGCGACCGTACCAGGGTTCGTGTAGTAGCTGTGGGCAGAATGCTAGCTTGTGGGCCCTTATCTGCTGTCTTAGATAATGTATTTTACTGCCATCTTCCAGAACATCGCGATAGGGCATAGTGTTGTCAGTAACGCCAGCAGCCACAAATTCATTTACTGTTTCAAAAGATAACTTTTTAAAACTATCGTATAATGTTGTTACGTATTGGTCAGGTGATCCAACTAGTGCGCGGGCGTCGTGAACAAGAAACACACGTCCGCCAAGTTTACGATGATTCTCCATCCATTGTTCTAATACCGCAGTATTAATTTCCATGTCTGAGGTCCTGCAAGACTGCCGCAATATTTACATGCCACTCTGGCCCAGGATGATTTAAATCTCTGCTGTAAGGATAACGTGTGTGATCCTGCTCTAGCATGCTAGTATAATATAGATTGACATTATTAGCTACACAATAGCTTTCGACAAACATCACATTCTTTGTATAATTGTATTCGTCCCACAGCTCGTTTTGTAAATACAGGTGTGCATTATCCCAGCTTACAAATTTTTGGGCCATCATCTGTGCAGCTTCAGCTGGCGTAGTATTTTTAAATCCAATAACATTTCCGAACTGATCTACCCATTCACGCCGCTGGGGGTATGTCCAGCACACGAATATTTCTTTTGGATGATAAGTGTTGATATAACTAACTGCTAATCGTGCTATTTTATCGTTACTACTGCCTGGTTGGCCACAGTTAGCAATATCTAATAATCCTGGCCAGTGGTGGCGTTCGTCAACCCCAGTGCCAAATGTACAACTGCATCCAAACCCTGCAGACGTACCATGACCTGGTTCTATAACTCCGCGATAGCCGCTGCTGTTAAAGTGATAGGTGACATTGTCAGCAGTCCAGCCCAGTGACGCGGCAGTGTCCTTTTTAACTTGCCAAAGATACTCTTCTACGTCATCACGAAAATGACGCACACCGGGCGCGTCATTTCCAATATGAAACTCTGTAAACCAGTTTGATTTTATAACTTGGTCTTTATTCATGCGTCCCAACGATAAAAAATATGCTGTCCAATTTGGCCAACCTCAATCATATCGTCGTGATTTGACCAATAAGGGGTTACATATGTTGCGTGATAGTGGGTGGCGCCTTCTACTAGTCCACGATATTTATCTGTATTCAGGATGTCCCAAGCAAGTGCTTTAGAACGTTCCCAGTTTTCACTGCCAGGAATGCGATCACTCTTGCCATCGCAATACCAGCTAAACTGGCATTTGTTGCGCCGCATATTACCATCCGGATTACGTACCCCTTGGTAAATTACACCACAGATGGTATCAGGGTAGTCTGAACTTAATACACGATTGAGAACTGTATTTGCTACTGCTGCCATACCTGCTAGATTGTCAATACCTGCTTCAAAGAAGATGTTTTGTGCCATACAAAATTCAGGTGTTTGGCCACCAGCTTGTGGGTTGCTGATAAATGCTGCACGTTCCGCTTCTAGTGTAGCAGTCATTTCAGTTACAAAAACTTCTTTTTCGACTTCAACTTCAACGATAACGATTTGATCTAAACTAACTGATAGCGGCATATTGGCGGTTGTTAGATTTACATCAGAATTGCCTAATGCGTTTGCATTGCTAATAGCAACTAACCCCACAATTGCAATAACGTTCATCACTAGTGATGCTGTGTTGTATATGGTTGTTTTTTTCATCAATGGTTCCTCAACTGTTGTTCTGTTGTTGCATATTTAGTGTAACACTGGAACGGCTTAACTGTCAAGATAATTATTGAATATTTTCCAATATTTTTTGTGTGTTACTCCAATGGTCCACTTGGAACACACAGCCGTGGTCTAGTTCAATCAATATTTTGGCTAACGGATAATCATTACCACCAGGCGCAGTTCGGTCGCCAAAGAAAACTATATCATCATAATCCACAAAGTCTTTATAAATCTGGCCTTTATCTTTGCCGAGAGCTGCAATGTCTATTCCAGTTTCTCCACCCACAGTTGCCTGTAAGCCTGGAAATGTTAGATTGAATTTATCTGCAATCCAAATTCGTTCACCTGATTGTTCGTCGTAAGCAAAATAGTCTGCTCGTTGTTCGTTATTAGCATTGCGCCCAACAATACTAAAGTTAACACAACCGGGCCTATGTTCAAAATGCAACCCTGTACGCACATTGTATGCACTTGAAGTAAGTTGCTGGGCAAGCCATTCGTGTGCATCTGCAGGAAGTGCCCAATCATTAGTATAAACATTTACACCCTTTTCCCAGACATCATTTCCGGCACAGTTATAGACGCGACGGGCCCGGTTGAACAAATCTTCACCAATCTGTTCAACAGTTTTAGGCTTATCACTTCCAGTTACCAAGTATACATTATGTGTGTCAGCAAATGCAAGCATCAATTTTTTAAATTCCGGATCAATGCATTGTCTACTAGGGGTTAGTGTGCCGTCGATGTCAAATAAGTATGCAGTATACATAATGATAGTTACTCCAATGACTCAAGAAACGATACATCCAGCATCTGCTCAATTTCATTATCAGTAACTTTGTGGAACTCATTTAATTCCATATAAGTCTGAAACAGCAAGTCTGTGGAATAATTAGCAGCTTCGGATTCAGACATTCCAATTGCCTGGATTAGTGGTTCTCTACGCATGTCCATTTATTTTCAAATCCCATTTTGGTTAGTTGTGATGGTGTATACTCGCTACGCAGTTGTCTATTTGCCCATTCTGTAATTCTCGGATCGTATAATTGCCACTGGCACTGGCTGGTAGACGTATATGTAGTTTCATAATGGTAATGTGTGTGTACAGAAGTAGTTTCCATACATGCGCTTAATGATACGCCTGCTAGTGCAAATAGAAAATATTTTTTCATTTAAGACTCACGATTAAGTTTGCGGACGAGTATCCTTAATACTTGTGACCAGTAAGTGTGCGCCCAAGTACCTCTAGTAGAGTTATATACGATACGCTGTACATTGTCAATACGTTTTTCAGTTAAATAATTCTGCGTCGATTGCATTTAAATATCTTCCTCTGCCCATTTGATTTTTTTCCTTTTCTGCTAGATGCCATATTAATACCAGCCCATCATCATTCTAGTTTCTTCTGGAACCATTTCGATGCTAAACGGTGGATCGAATACTAAGTCTCGTTGTACAGTTTCTACCCCAGCCAATGCCCCAACTGCTTCTTCAATGCCTTCGCAAATCTCATCTGCGAACGGACACATCATGCTAGTTAGAGTATGTTTGATAGCGACATGCGTTCCAGTACATACTACTTCATATATGAGCCCAAGTTCTTCTACACTCACACTTACTTCTGGGTCATAAACTGATTTCAATGCTTCTCTTACGTCTGCTTCGGTAATCATAATGAACCTCCATCGCTGTTACTTTCTTCAACAAATTTGCCATCTACAATTTTCATATATTTTGCTGGAACACTCAAGTCTCCAGCACGTTTAAAGTATGACCTACCACCATCTACTGCACAATCACCAACGTGTCGATAGTCATGTCTATGTTGTGAATACTCCCAACCCTCTGGACCTTCAATCATACCAAACTCAAGACCTTCGATAGGGTCGGCAGTTGCAATCATAACTGTTGCATCGCTAGCATAGGGATTACGATACAGACCAAAGTAGCGATTGCCAAACTCAGGGTGAGGCTCTTCACGATAGAAGATGTCTGCCGCATAATCAGCATGTTTATTCGGTGCAGAAGTGCATACGTACTTTACTGGTACGCCGTCTTTTTCACTGTAGAGTTTTTCTACTCTTGCTGTGTCGAATAGTGGATGGTGTTTAATGTTCATGATGTTTCCGTTTCGTCACGTTTATCGTTGCATCTTTCTTGTATTCTACAACTTTCACAAACCTAGTATCACCAGAAGTTTTCCTCCAAAGTTCAGCAAATGTTTCTGCTTCTTCTTCTGTAGGGAAAGTCTCAGGAACTAAATCCCAACAACTACTGCGAGTGTCTTTCGTAATGTAAATCCAATCATCTAATGCCAATCGAATTTTTACTGCGTACTCCATTAGTAATCACGCTCCGTTTCCATCACTACACCAAAAACGTACATAAGTGCTAGACCTGGAAACGCTAGTGCGGATGATACCCATAGCGATGTATCATCTGTTACGCTGACACCAACCATTACCATACCAAGACCGATAGCGATCATAACTGCTTTAAACCATCCAAACATTTTATTCACCTTGTTCAATTTCTTCTTTGAGCATTTCCCAAAGAACCCGTGGAATTACTTGGAGACGGTGGAAACGTCGTGATTCACAATATGCTTCATATGTAGGAAAATCTGATGCAAGACCCATTATACTACCTCTACTTCTTTAAAACCCATCATATCAACTTTATATGTTTTTCCGTTTATAGTCATGCGGTCGAACATAGATGTACTACGAAGACCCATCTTACGACCGTCTGAAGTTTCATGAAGCGGTGCAAGAACAGTAACATCGTCACATGCGTCTCCACCAATCTTCATGGACCAAGAACCTTCTACGTTGTTCGTGTAACGGTAAGCATATTCAAGTGCTTCATTAACATCTTCGACATGCCAAACGTTAACTTCTGCAACATCACAAAAACCTTCAAGGATTCCTGTTTCACGATTGTTGATTGCATGGTGGACGGTGATTTTCATTTTCTTCTCCAGTGCTTAACTTACTCTTTGACAATAAAGCAATACGTCTTGATTGTCAACCACTATTTTCACTTTTTTTGAAAAAAGTTACGAGCCCATAGTCAATTCCCAGGACCCATCATCACGCAACTCAATATCTTCAATGAATTTATGCCAATCACCTTGCAGCTTTGCTTTCTGGTAACAGATTTCAGCCGCAGTCCACAAGTCACGAACTTTGCCACTGGCTGCAATTGCACTAACTTCAATTCTCTGGGCCTTGCCGCTCATCAATTCTTCTACAGTAGAGGTTTCAGCATAAAATGTATAGCACACCCGCTTTGAGCCAGGCTTGAGAACATTCTGGTTAATATCATTGAATTCCCACATACTCCAGACCGTGTCGTAGCCCAGTGCATCTTGGCAGCCGCCCCAGTATTGGATGCTTTGTTCAGTGGTATCTACAACAGTGTTCATTTGCGTATCCTTTTTTCTAACGCCTACATATACAATATAACACCAAAGTGTCTTGATGTCAAGATGTTTTTAGAAAAAAGTGGATTTCTCTGCGTTATTTAAATGTGGGCTGTTAAACAGAAAAGACCCAGTGTTGCCACTGGGTCTGTTTACTTACTAAGTAAGATTTATTATGCGAATGTTACAACTACTGAAACGTCTGCAACTGCTGGAAGTGCGTCGCCCTGAACAGCAACGTGATCGCCAGCAATGCCTACAACCACGTGTGTGATTTGTAGTGCTTTTACTGCGTCTTCTACAGTTGTTGCTACTGTGTCTACTAGTAGGATATGTGTTACGTTGCCAATACCTTGGCCCGCTAGATCCCAGTTGTCATTTACTTTTGCTACCATTTTTAATTCTCCTAAAAATTTGTCTTGAGATTTTGTATCTCTATAATATTATTTATCTCTTTTGTAATTTTTCTTGGAAGTTGAACGCACGATCAACCATCTCATATGCAAAAATTATAACAATAGTTATCCAGCCAAAAGGACCGGCCAGTATTAGACATGTCATGATTTGCCAGATATTTGCGTCTTTGCCCACAGTGTGTTTTGCTATTTTTAGTACAACTGCGAACAACAATACTGATATTACAACACATGCGATCCAACTAAAAAATAATTCCATAGATTGCTCCTTATCTCGGTATTATTATTTATTATAAAATGGGTGTGATTATGCCACTTTAACTAAGCACTACACCTCATCAAATCGCACTATTTCTTCTTCCCATTCATTAATGGTAGGGTTCCAGATGCGACGAGTCCGGACCAGCTTATCTGCAATCATCTGATTAATAGTAGTGGAAATTATTGCTTCGACAAGGGTCCGGCGGATCATTGCGCCCTTCCAATATCCCATGCCAAACATACTGAGCCCGAGAAGAACGCCGACATACCCATTTCCATAAAAAAATGACAAATCCATTAGCCTACTACCTTATCAATTACGTTGACAAGATCTTCAGCAAACACCCCATTTACACGACTATCATACTTGATTTCTGCCTTACGAACACGAAAGAAGTCTACATCGTAGAGGTCACGACCTTCATCATACTTGACATACACATGTCCTTTCCAACGGGCCATGCCTGATGTCTTGAACTTGAGACCGTCACCCATGTTAACCATATCCTTGGTTCCCCATGCACCAAGCGCCCAGGCGTCTAACGCACGAATTTGGTCTCGGATAATAGTAGCAGTGTTCATAGCATATCTCCTTTGCTTACAATACTAATATAAGCAATGTGTCTTGGTTTGTCAAGTGTTATTTTGAATTTTTTTTGGATCAAACATAGAGAGTACACTGGTGACTTCGCTGACGTAAAGGCTACGATGAATACGTTTTGGTTTAGCATAGGTGTCAATATTCATTACACCATTATCTTTGTCCAAAATGTAATCTACAATAGCTTGTGTATTGTAGTCATATTTCTTATTGAATGTCCAGAACATCAGGCAGTTGTCTTCACGACGGAACACATATACATCTTTATTTGATTGTGTAGTTTTATGAGCATAATGCTCTACGTATTGTAGTTTACCTGTATATTGTGTATCTGAACGATCCACTGTCTTATACAACGCAGCATAATCATCATAACGCTTGTTGATTTGTGTGAAATGACGCAAGTTGGAAACCAGTCTGCGCTCATCAACTGCAATTCGTTCATCAGGTCGTGCCACTAGCTGTGCAACTGTCGCTGCCCAGTTATCGCCACCTTTACGAATAGGCCGTCGAATTTCTTCTCCCATGAGCTTGCGATTCATCATTTCAAACTGCCAGTAAAGAATAATTTCATTGGCATTTTTCAGATGTTGGCTGTTAATTTCACGTGCGTCATATTCTCTTCGACGTAGGAGATCAATAAACTCAACAGGTTGACTACCCTCATCAACAAAGAACTCTGTTAGTACAAGTGCTTCGCGAAAGGTAATGTCAGACAACTCTGTTCGTTTACCATCCTCGATAGATGGCGATCGATCGACAAAATGCCAGTCAGCAGTCACAATCGAGACAGTATTCATATTTTTCCTACTCCATGTCTTTTTATAGTATCTTTTTCCATAACATAGGTTACCCAGTTTTCAGCGGCACGTTCTACAAATGTCAATGATTTATCTGGGTAACTAAGACTGCCAACATATCGCCTATTTTCAATAAAATCTATAGTGTAGATAGACACTTGTTCACTAACGGCAACGGCACGTGTACTGTTGACATTTGATTTGTAACTAGTGGTTGAAGTCCTATCAAATATAACAGCTTCTCGATTGTCGTCATCACTGCTATACTGTGCTATAACTTCACGTGTGTGCATCATTTGATGCTATAAGGATCGATGCGCGAGATCAGCTGATTGACATTGAATTCTAAGTCAGTCAAATTTCCATTGTTATCAATAGTGAAATCAGACATCCACTGTTCAAGACTCATTGAGGATTTTGATTCCGGCGGCAAGTGGTCACTGCGGTCAACCCAGATCGCGTGATCAAACACGCCACTGTTTTGCATAGCATGAAATTCTTTCTTGTTGCGAAGTCCGCAATAGATATCATGTGCATTGAAAATCTCACGCCCTAGGCGTGATGGGTCAGGTACATTATAATTGCAGATAGCATCATACCATTCTGCTCTGTGATTATGCCTGTCAGCGTAACACTCTTCTTCATTAGCATATCCATATTTGTCCTTCAAATCGTTAAAGATAAACAGTTTACTACAAAAGCGGCTGCTGCTTTCAAAACTGTATCCATAATTGTCAGCCAACATTTCGCACACAGTATCTTTGCCGTGCCGCCCGTGTCCAATCACGAGAAATTTTAGTTTCATCGTAGTCATTAATTACTCAACCGTTCCATCATGCGCTGTTCGTCAGCTACTTCTCGCTCACGACGCATTTTAGCGAAAGCATAGCAACTGTAGAAGGCATATCCAATTACAATCGCTGCAATCACAACAGCGATCCCGTGTTCAGAGTTTACACGCCCTGCAACTTCCATGACAACGAACACTGAAGTAACCCATGCCAATAGTTTAGTAATGTTAACAAATGTGTACCACGCAGTGTTGCGAGTTAGTTTAAAAATAGTGCTTTGCATATCAACCTCATTCAAATTCACATACTACATCTTCGTAGTATAGGCAGTCATCAACATATTCTGGATCGTAGTTGTCCAGATCGTAAATACTTTCAAGATATTGTTGGTGAGCATGAAAGTCACGTTCGGCTTCAAGATGATCTTGTAGCGGAGCATCAAAATTAGAACACGCACTCAGCAAACCAACACAAGCAATGATAGCATATTTCATCTTATTTGTCTTTCAGAAAAAAGGTTTCATACACGGCGGTAACTGCCACAATTACTATAAAAAATAACGCACATCCAACAAATGTACCCATATCAGTTCTCCTTACAAATAGTGTGGACCAGTCCACATAATGTTATAACCGCCAAACACATTACCACGTGCTGCGTTCTTGGCAGGAGTTGACCTACCTGCTGGTTTTAAAATATCACCACGCTTGAACTTGCCATCATCATTCTTAGCAATAAAACCCCAAACGCTGCCGCCCTGGATAATCTTGATATACTTATTGCCTTCAGTAATTTTAAATCCATTTTCAAAATTTGAAATCATACTACGCGTAGTAGGGCCCATTTCGTCACTGCCGGAGCGGACGCGGCCCTTGTAATCGCGGTAATCAGTCTTAATAGCTTCAACAAGAACTTCAATTGCAGTATTCATATCATTCAGTAGCATGTCTATCTCCGTTGCTTACATATATAATCTAACACCAATGTGTCTTGATGTCAAGCAAATTCTTTCATTTTTTCTGAAATAATTTGCATAAATGTCTTGGCTACATTTTCTTCAGCGATATCGGAAACAAGCGTCGTTGCCGTCGAATGTTTTAGTCCAGTGCTAATAGTATAGTTACCGTCTGGCTGTTGGTCGATATCATAATGAGTTGCATTGCTAGTGTATGCAAACATCATAATCTGCAACCCAGTTTTAGTGCTGTAGGACGAAGTCCGTCCTGGATACATTGGATTATGATGATCAAAGCCCTGAGATTTAATCAATAAATTAATCTTGGTTCCTACATTCATAGCATATCTCCTTTGCTTACAATACTAATATAAGCAATGTGTCTTGGTTTGTCAAGTGTTATTTTGAGTTTGTTTCATTATCTTTATCAATTTTATTATACATGGCATCCCAATCACGACAGATGAATCTGGTACGGTAATCATTAACATGATGCTCCCATCCGTTAATTGGATCTTCATCAATTATAGATAATAAATTATCATATTCCCATTGATCGCACATCAAAAGATTGTGCAAGTTTACGTTGTGAACAGATTTATTAAACTTGAGATAGTGGCCTCGGGCAATATCTTGCCTGACTCCTAAGATCATATCAGTGTAATCATCAATACCAAAGTCATTATCAAAGTTGGCATGCCACATATATCGATTGCGTTTTGCATACATATCAACGAACGGACTATCTGGTAAAAGATACGGTACGATAATTCTATTAAATGGCTTCATTACATTACGCAATACTGCCTCGTCATGATCCCATGACAAGTCATGGTCTGGTAATACCTTGCAACAATTTTTTGTTGCAAGATTATTATTACTCTCTGGCACAGCCCAATCATTCATATATTCATCAAATGTTTTTGGTTCATCACTAGCGCCGTCCTCAACATCTTTTGTAAAGCACCAAGTGGCGCCATTACAAGCAAGGTCAGTTATAGAGCCGTATGACTTTAATTTAGTAGATGTATATTGTGGAAAACTGGCATGCTGGTTAATAAACCAGGTTAGCCATGTTCCACTCAATCCTGCTGTGTATAGACACACTATGTTTTCTTTAATTTCCATCATGTTTTACCCAAAATTGAACAAATCGCTAAACGTATTCTTTGCTAGGCTGGAACTCAGGTCCCAGTTCAATCCGCCAATAAGGTTATCGATCTTACTGGTAATGATTGCGGCTTCCATTGCATCGTCATCAAATGGCATTGCCTTAAACCAGTCCGGAATACGCTTTTCGTCTGTTGGATACCCAATACTAGTAATGCCCATTGGATTCCTTTTTAGCTTGCATACGATAGTCTTCATACCGTCAGTAATGTCAATACTGTATGCATCACTATTCATCTTCTTCAAACGATTCCAGTTAATAGCTGCTAACGCATGTCCAATGCCACACTTGCCAGTCTTTTGAAATATCCTAGTGTGATTGGTTAGGTTATTGACACGTTTAGGCGTACCTTTTTCCCAACTTGGTTTATCACGAAACTCCATACGGAATTCAACAATACGGGCTATTACTTTGGCTTCATCAACACCAGTTAGTACCATCATAAGAATTTCGCTCAAGAATTCTTGCATATAGCCAGGTGTATCACTACGCTTCAAGTCAAGACCCATTGCTTTAATCTTGCCTGGCTTGCCATTAATATCTTCACGCTTGCCTTCCAAGTCATATACTAGAATAGCATACCGCTTCTTGGTAATAAAAATTCCCGATTCGCCTACAACTTCTCGTCCCGCCGCGATAATTTCTCCTAATTCCAGTGTTGTGTGGAATGCGCGATTCATAAAGTTTGGAAAACTTTCGTTAACCTGTTCACAAACAGCATCGTAATACTTGATAACGGTATCTTTATCCCAGATAATTTCACCAGCATCAATTTGCTTCTTTAGCATGGGATATGCACTAAAGTAAGTTGAGTCAGTATCACCATACACAATAGCTTTGCCACGATGATCATATTCGCCAGCAATAACGTGGTTAAGTTCAGCTGCCATGTGTTTGGCAATACAACGTCCAGTGAGTGTTGTTGATTGTCCTAATCGTGGATCGTTAAAACGACTTCCTGGGTTAAGCAACGCACCATACAAACTGTTCAAGTTAATCTTTTTAACCAACTGCCGCTTATCCCAAAATGCAAACTGTTCTTCGTCTACACCCTTAAAGTCTCTGGCTTTCTTCTGCAAGTCTTTGCGTTCTGCATACCAACGTTCCAATAGTCCAGGAATAATTCCTTTCTTTGCATACGTAAAGATAGTACCATTTGCACTAATGATCCAAGGCTCTCCGCTATTAAAAATCAGTTCATAAATCTCTGCACCAGTAAGCTCATAACTCTCGCCGTTTTCAAAGTCAAGATACAATCTCTCGTTCGTGTCACGATTAATAACAAGTTCATATTCTTGTGTTGCAAACCGGCCTTCCCAGTAACGTGCAACTGGGCTTTCCTTGTACTTGAGAAAACATTCCTCAATACCAGGGGCAGTAAAGACATGTCGCACTTGGCCTACAATAGTCTCTGTACTCATATTACCTGCCCGCAAGATGCTGGGATACAGACTGTTCAAGTCGACGCTGCCAATATCGCGATGCATGCCTGTTACAGGATCTGCAACATACGCCCCAGCTGCCTGCACATTCCGCGTATACGCAGGTTGGTAATTAGTTTCACTGCGATTTTTGTCAGGAACAATAAGCCCACGTAGATGCGCTTCGTTAACAATAGCTTGGTCAGTTTGTGCCACCGCGCCCATGGTTGTTTGTAGTAGCACTGTGTTGGAATGTGCTAGTACGTTTGCAAGGTCAATAAACTGTAGCTTCTTGTCCAATTGTACAAGAAGATCAACGTCCTGCCTGTTGTACGCAATAAACTTTTCAAAGTCATTATGATACAATTGATCTAGTGTGCCTTCATATTCAACTTTGCGTTCGTCTAGTTCGTATTCACCAATGGCATCCAAACTGTAACTGTGCATTTCATGATATGTGTACTTGCGATACAGTTCCAGATAATCTAAATGCACACGGCCGATTAGTTCATATGTTCCATTCTCCTTGCCAAATTTAGTAACTGTTTTTGCTTTTGGAAATTTATCCCATAGACAAAGCTGGCGAGTATGACTTTTACTGAGCACACGCTGAATACGATTGACAGTGTATGGAATATCGAAGCCTTCACTATTCCAACCACTTAGCACATCAACATCGTCAATCAGTGCAATAAATGATTCCAGTAGTTCAGCTTCAGTATCAAATAAGATAGTATCATCAAATTTTTCTACGATAGTCTGCGCCGCTTCTTTGGTCAACGTCTTGGGCTTGATAGTCAAACAAACTGTGCGCTTTAACCAACTCAGATGAACAGCAATCGCAGTAATAGCATTAAACGGATCGTCTGGGCTAGCAAATCCCAAGTCTTTGTTGAAGTCAACTTCGATGTCGAAAAATGCTAAATGCAAATTAGGAGCATCTGCATCCATGTAGGTCTCTGCCAAACAACGGAATACTGGATTGATATCACTCTCAAACAATGTATTATGGCCGTGCATTTTCTTTTCAGCAGCGAACTTTTTGCCAGTATTACATACTACACGCTCTAGCTTGTCACCAAAGATGCTGGTGAATTTACCGCGATTGTCAGGATAGTAGAACGTATAACGAGCAGGATACTCACGATATACTCGCTGGCCGTTTACACGTTCTACAATATTAATAATGTCTCGATCACGGTCGAGAAACCCGTCTACATAACTCATACGGTTATTATATCCTATTCTTCTTGCTGTGTCAATTGCATGCTGTCTTGTGGCAGATGCGTTAGTGCTGGGCTATGATTTTCGACATCAACTACACGTTTAAAATCTTTAAAGATTTCAATGTATTTGGATGCATCCTTTGCCCAGATACCTATAAATCCAGCTGATGCAGGATTTTCAAATTTAACATATTCTCGTATATCGTAAATAATCCAACCATTCATTATTGCTTTTTGCATTTGAACGGCATCTACGTTATTTTGTCCATTACGTCCTATTTTTTCCTTAATTAATAATCCGGAATCTGATAGAACATCTTTATACAATTGCAGCAGTTGATTGTGTATCCAGCTAGTTTGTTTGCCGTCATCGATAATCAGGTCTAGCTGTCCGTATGCTTCTACTACTTCGTTAACTATAGCAGTGTCATACGCATTTCGATTATAATGCAACTCTATATTTTTACGATTCTTGATTGGTAACTGGCAGAAATTGTTTATTCCTGTCAATGCATTCTGATACTGTCGAATATGGCATTCTTGTACAGCACAAAGTTCAACAATAGGACTAGCTACGTCCAGCCCAATGATCGTCGAGTTAGGAAATACATTAGACCATGTAACATGGCTATGTACTGCGCCAATGCCAATTTCCATCATTGCAACCGGATCGCTGTCTAACGATGAAATTAAAGTATCGTAAAATTTGCCAAATCCGCGCGGTGTTTTTGCGCTTGATCCAATAAGGCTTTTGGTAACCAAATCAGCATCTAGATATCTTCCCATTTACTGGGCGCGCCCAACGCTTTGCAAAATATTCTCAAGTTCTTCAAATTCTTCACGATTCTTGTCAAAATCGGCTTTGTGTGCAATAGCAATAACTTTGTTTAGAACTGCTGGAGTAATACCTAGTTCTTCAGCAATTGCTTTGACTGTGTCGCGAAGGCCTTCATTCAGTGTTTTAACTTCTTCTTTGACTTGCACCCCTTCGGCAACAAGACGCTTTAGTTTATTAACGTCAGATTCTGAATAATGTGTCATGGTGATCTCCAATAAAAATTTAATGTTAGCGATACTACTGCCGCCAATATTATTAATATACAGTAATATTGTCTAGAAGTCAACAACCTTCATGAATATTTTTCTGTATTGTGCGTATAACTCAGTATACGCATGCCGTCATTCAATGACCGCCGATCTCTGCCCAGCGCTATATTTCTATAGCATGGGTGATTGCATATTGCTTAATATCTTCTATAATCGTATGATTATAGAAATTCTGTTGCTTATAGAATTTTATTGTTTCTTTCACAGCAATGATGTCGTCTGGTTGGCTTATATTTATTTTTTTATAAAGTTTTTCAATGTCATCGTCCAGCCACTCATGCATCGTTACAGTTGGTATTGAATCATCGCCCAAACTCTTCCAATAGTCAATTTGTGCTTTAATTTTTGCTATCCAGCGTTCTACTGGTTGATTCATGATCTCTTTAAAATTTTCATCCCGATAATAACCTACAGCAGTTCTGCCCATCCAGAAATGAACATACGGTAAAAACGAATCGCCATGTAATGCTTGAATTACTTTCAAGTTTTTTATGTTATATTGTTGGATTTCTTTTAAATTATGTGCATGTGAAAATAAAAATATATTTTTGTCAGTATCATAAAATGTGTCCACTGCCCACTGTGCTTGATCATATGTTATACTTGTATTATTGCGTATATCATGAGTGTATTTTTTTCTATCACCAGCCAACACCTGACTTGAAAAGTTCCATCTATCATTTACTGTAAGGTCAGATTTTTCATAGTTATCTTCAGAAAAAATTCTATCAATAAACAAGTTTATGAATGGTCTAAAAACCTCACTTGTTTCTTCATTAACACATTCAGAGCTCTGGTTTAAAACATAGCACAGCATACTTGAACATATGCCAGCTGGCGAGCATAGAAGAAAAACTGTTGCCATAATTTATTATTTTAACTTGAACCCGATTCGACCCTTTTGCCCTGAAGCAAAGTATGTTTTATTATATAAGACTGGTGAGCCTTCGAACACTGCTGGGAATTTTGTATAATAATCTAAGACAATATCGTTTCCACGCTTGCCGGCACGTGTGTTCAGCTGCACATACTTGTTGTTATTAAGAGCGGACATCATGGCTCCTTTGAAGTCATCATCAGCATTGACGGATTTTATCATCGCAGTGACTATGGCGGCTAATACATGAAAGAATACACGATAATCTTCACGATCCAATGCGCCTGGGGCTGTGGCTTGTGCATCCAATAATGTGCGAAGTTTTGGTGATCGCAGATCGTCAGGATTACGTGATCCACGATCTAAATCTTTCAAGGCTTGAATGTCAACATCATTAATGATGCCGTACATCTTTGCTACCAGCAGTGGACCTGTTGCTGCGTTTTCTGTCGCTAGTAATCGCATTACCTCTGCTCCGCGAGGATATTCTTTCTTGCCAGCATCTTGTAATTGTTTATATACGCCACTCAAACTGCTTGCCGCGCCGCCGCCCTTGCTTACTTTACTACTAATTTGTATTTCTTGTCCACCAGGAGTTTTTATGATGCTATCAATAAGTTCCATTTGCTTATCTTGTGGAAACATAACCTGGCTTCCTGCAAAACTGCTTAATTGGAATACGCGCAATAAGTCCTGTGTATTACCACCAACACTGCCTGTCGCATCAATAAGTGCTAGTGGGCCCAAATATTCGCCAGCATATTTTCCTAATACGTTGACATATTCCATTCCGTTAACGATTGGGGTTGATGTTCCAGCACGTGCTTGTTGTACTGCCTGCTCTATAATACTGGACAGTGCTTCATGATCAGTACCACGCACCTGTTGTGCTACATTATTACTGATTATTTGTGCTAACTGATCAGTATTGCGATAGTTTTCATCTGTAACAATATCGGCTGGTTTAATAGGAATACTTTCTTCCTTAGCGCCTTTGCCATACTTATAACCACGCAGCGTGAGCCATAATCCATGGATACCTTTTGGTGGTATCTCTTTAATATAGCGTACCCAATACTGTGGTTGTCCTTGTGAGTCTGTAACTTGTGCAATAGCAGCAGCTAGCGTTCCGTTATTTTTTGTATTGTCGTATACGATTTCTGCGCCGCTTGGAATAACCTGCGCAAGAGCTGCATCTAGTTCTTGTACACTGCTAAACGCAGGACTATCACTTGGTAAGACACCAACGTCTACCATTGTTAATACGTCTGATGGATCTATGTCACTAACATATGTTTCGCCAGGTTGTCGTGCTGTTACCCCGCGTGATTCGTATAGTATCTCATCTGCTCTCATAGTTTTAATCCTTGTTACTTCTAGTCTTCATATTTTTACTTTAGTAATATTTATGCGCTTTTAGCGCAATCCTTGCAAACACAAACTTGGCCGCGCAGATTTCCCCAATAGTCTCGGTGATCAACTTGACTGCATACTTTAATTTCTTTACACACACTGCAACTACGTTTGCAACATTCAGCACAACTACAACTGTTGCATAGGGTTATTCCGGGTTGGATTTCGTTTTTTAGACTAAAATGATTTTCGCTGTACAATGGCACGCCACAGTGACTTGGGTGCCCACAATTTTTACAATACGACATGTTAATAGTTCTCTCTTTAAAATATTTAGCATGTTATAGAAATGGAGGCCGCCGGCCTCCATTGTATTTTTAAATGCCAAATATCAGCCTACTGATTTTCTAATAGTATCAATATCTTTTGCGCCGGCACCTGCATCATATGCCATTCCAACTAGATCATCAGCACTTGCCGCGGCACCAGCCTTTTGCGGGGCTTTGAAACTTGGCAAATCACCTGCCATAGCA